CCATAGCATTCATATAAAAGTTTGGAAGTTCAAAGTGACCAAATATGTATTTGCTTTTTATTTTAGGAATCTTTTTCCATTCATCACCAACTAACCAAGGAATAAGTGTTACATCACCTTCGGTCATCATCTCATTGACCATTGTAATACCTTCAATGTGTCTTGCAAAGTCGATGGAATTAATATCTCTTTTGTCTTTGTAGTATAAATCGTGATTACCAGGAAAGAAATAAAACTTTTCAAAAGCCTTACCTAGCTTCTCAAGGCTTCTAATGGTTGCATCCATGGTAGTAATGTTCAGACTGTTTCGATTATGATGCCAGTCACCGCAAAATATTCCAGTTTCACAACCGTTTTCTTTTGCTTGTTCTATATACCAATCAATGAATTCTTCACAGTCATCATTATGCACCTTTGAGTTTGACTTCAAACCAAAGTGTATGTCTGTAAATACTGCCGCTTTCTTAAACAAACCTAATCCTCACAATTTATTATATTGTACACGATAAAGATAAAATAGTCAAACTTTATTTGTCCGAAGTATCTTTTGTGTTTTGACGTTCCACACTCTTCTCCCACTGACCTTGATTCTGTCTGGTAAAGGAAGGATTCATATGATTCATTTCTAAAATATCATCACGTATGTTTTGATTACGTTTTTCGATATTAATGATTCTTACAAACGAGTTAGTAACAGCCGCGGTGTAGTAAGCAAAAGGATTGTTTGATTTTGATTCATCAAACTGTAAGCCAATTTGTGTCAATTGAAGAATAGCCTGTCCTTTCATCTCATCGTTATATGTATAACCTCTAACGTTACCTCTTGTTGCATAACGTTCACAAAGTTTCATCCACATCAAAGCAAGTTTATTGGTTGCCATTCCGTGACCTTTGTTAAAGTTACCATTTGACATACCACCTTCCCAGTGGCTCTTACCTACACATACAAGTTCGTTCTTCTCGTTGAACTTATAATGCTGAAATGGTGGAAAATTTAATTTTGTCTTAGTATCTGCTATAGTTTTAGGATTTTTCTTCCTACCTTTTTCTTCTGGAATGTGATCATACATCATAATTCGGAATACTACATCCGTTTTAGCTATTTTTCTGTAGTCTACGGCACAATCAGCCTGCTTAACCTTTTCGCCGGCTCCTTTCCTTGACTCATATTCCTTCAAACCAATGCGTTTAGCCTGGTTTCTTTTAGCATCTGCTATAGTTCTTATGTTAATCTTATCTATACTAGGTAGAATTATATCATATTGTGCAAAATCGTCGTCTGTATAACTACAAAACGTATTTTTTGATTTATGTATTTCTGCCAGTATATCTCTATTGTTGAGATAATTCACTCTTTTCATATTTGTTTTCTCCAAACCTTAAATAATACATTATTATAAACTACGTAGTTAAAAAAGTCAACTAAATACTTGTAGGAGTTAGCCAATATGTCAACATTCAGAACAGTAAACGGTAGAACAGTAATTTCGTCTGATAACCAAGTTCGTAAAGACGGTTTCACCGATCGTGAACGTGCCAATGAATTTAGCATGGGTCCACATAGTGGTTCCGAGCCTGGAGCCGCAGTAGCCTCTAAAGGTACACCGGAAGGTGCACAGGCATTTATGGATTCCATGGGAATGGGCAAAGGGTTACGTAGTAAGAATATTCCAAAAGATGGAATGCCGGGGCTAGGCGAGATACAAAATAATTCGTCAGCTACATTTAAAAAATCAGTCAACCAAGACTGGCGTGTTAAATTAAGTATACCCACTATTGAACCTTTCTCAACTGCAGGTATGTTAGCTCCTTTGAAAAAGACGGGCGGTTTAGTTTTTCCATATACTCCAACTATTATTGTGGCACACAGCGCCAATTATAATACAATGGCCCCTACACATACTAATTATCCGTACTTTGCTTACCAGAATTCACAAGTGGATCAGTTGGTTATTACAGGTGACTTTTTCTGTCAGAATGGTACAGAAGCACAGTATTGGGTTGGTGCCTTGCACTATCTAAGAAGCATGACAAAAATGTTCTTTGGTGGCGAAGCAAGTACACTAGGAGCACCACCTCCAGTAGTAAAATTAAATGGTTATGGTGATTACATTTTTAATAATGTTCCAGTAATCATAACACAGTTTACAGTTGACCTTCCACAGGACGTTGACTATATTGCAACAGGTCACCCTGATGGGGTAAATGATATTCCTAAAAATCATCCTGAAGCAAAACAGGCGGCCACTGATGAAAGAGCAGGTCCAATTGGTTGGGCACCTTCACAAAGTTTAATAACTGTTACGGTACAACCGATCTACAGCAGAAGAGAAGTTGAGAAATTTAGCTTGAACAAATATGTTAGTGGTGGATATGTTGGCGATGGAGGATTTATTTAATGGCAACATATAAACAGTCAAGTCCTTACAAAGCAACCTCAATGAATCCTAGTGGAGAACATTTAGGATTTTATCAAATTAGAACTATACCTGCACAGTCTGATGATGCAACATATACCATTGAACCACAGTACCATCAAAGACCAGACTTGTTAGCATATGATATGTATGACAATCCAAATCTATGGTGGGTGTTTTGTCAACGTAATTTAGATACTATGGAAGATCCTATATACGATTTCAAGTCAGGGGCAACCATATACGTACCAAAAGGTGGACCGTTAAAAAGTATGCTAGGAGTCTAACATGGCTGTACCTAATAATTCAAAAGCAGAAAAACAATTAACCCTTCAAGAAAAACTTGATGCTGTTACCAAAGAAAAAACAGAAAAATTCGACGATACCCTAACAGGTAAAAATAACAAAGCCACAACTGATTTACAAGGTGACCTTGACAAGGTAGGTAAAGATAAAGACGCCGATAAAACAGCAACTAAAGACGGTGCTGAAAAAGGCACTGAAGAACCTTCAGAACCAAAAGTTTATATTCATACAGATCTTGTAGCTGTTGAGCCCAACATAATGGACCAGTTCCGTACACACAGTCAGATTTGGTCATTATTTTGTTTAACTCCTGATGAAGCTTCAAAGCCAGATGAAACATTTATGCAAAGCGAACCTATGATTAATGTTATCAAGGGTGGTGGCGGAAGTCAGAATATTAAAGAAGGTAGACGTGCAACAACTTTAACCGAAGATACCTTCGGCAGGGTAGAATACTATATCGACAATGTCCGTATAGAATCAGTATTACAACCAGGCGGTATGGGATCAAGGATGCCAGCGGTTCACACATTTCAATTTGAAGTTACAGAGCCATACAGTCTTGGTAACTTTATGGAAAGTTTACAGGTAGCGGCAGTTACAGCCGGATACAAACAATATATTTCAGCACCTTTTTTATTAATGTGTGAGTTCATTGGACACACAGATGAGAACACTACCAAAAGAGTTGCAAAAAGATATTTTCCTATACAATTAAGTACCACATCAATCACTGCTGACGCAGGAGGAACCAAATACGATATCCAAGCAACTGCTAGGAACGGTGCTTGTTATACAGATGCAATACAGATGTTACAAACAGATGTAACAATCATTGGTGGAACTGTTGAAGAAGCACTTCAGAGTGGAAGTCAAAGTCTAACAAGAGTAATGAACACAACACTACTTGAAAGAGAAGAGTCAGAAACAGAACAGTTTGCTGATGAATATATTATTATGTTTCCTAAGGAAGAAGATCTTGCAAGTAAGACTTTTGCAACATCACCAGATGAGACCACAGGAAAAGCAACATATGATCCGCAGAAAGAATATGAATCAAGATATGGTGCATCCCAGGGTGTACAGAAGTTAAACTATGAAGAATGGTTTCAAAGTGTTACAGGCTTTGGTGTTAAAAGATCAAAAACAAGTGATGCAATAAGAACCAGCACAACACAACAAGAAAATATTAGTGTAATAGGTAAGGCAACATTACTAGAACAAAAACTAGAAGCTGGAGGCATTAAACCTGGAACTTACTATGCAAGTTACGACAAAGAGAAACAGGTATTTGAACAAGGACAAATAGCCATACCACCAGACAAAAGAGCTTTTAAATTTACCAAAGGTACAACGCTGAACACGATTATTGAGGAGATAGTTGTTACTAGTAGTTATGGATTAAAATTAACAAAACAAGACCTTGATAAAGAAGGTTACAGAGATTGGTTTACGATACAAGGGTGTGTGTACGATGTTCCTGTGAAGCAGGTAGAAGATGCTAAAGCAAGAATGCCTAAGATTTATGTGTTCAAGGTTATACCATACAAGGTTCATTCAAGTGTTTGGCAGGCTCCACAAACTGTTACCGAAGGACAAGAGGAAATAAAAAGAAAAGTAAGAAAAGCATACAATTATATCTACACAGGAATGAACAAAGATATTTTAGACTTTGACATCAAGTACGAAACTAGATTCTTAACTCCTACACCGATGGACAAGAAACCTGAAATACCAAATGCATATCTTGCCTCTGCAACAGTAAATGAAGAAGGTACTATAATTGCCAACGCTCCAGGATCGGCAGAAACACCAAAAGTAAACCCGTTAAAGGTTGTTGGTGCGTCTGACATAGCAAACATAACAACAGGTGTAACAGCCGCCAATGCCACAACCAAAGGTAAGATAGCTAGAGAATTTCACAAGGCACTTATCAACAGTACAGTTGACTTGGTTAATGTAAATTTAAAAATTATGGGAGATCCTTGGTATCTGTCAGACAGTGGTATAGGAAACTATCAAGCAAAATCTGGATTCATGATGTTTGATGATGAAAAAAAGCAAATGGATTATGTAAGACAGCAGGTATTCATTTACCTAAACTTTAGAACACCTTTTGATATTGATCCGGTTAGTGAAGGAGGATTGCTTACGTCCAAGGGAGGAATGGTAGTTAAATCCTTTAGCGGATTATACAGAGTTACTGTAGTTGCTAGTGACTTTAGTGGCGGACAGTTTACACAGGAACTAACACTTATCAGAGCGCCTAATCAAACGAATCTAGATACAGATCAAAAACCAACTGGAATAGCTAATCCAACTGAGAAGAAGCCAGCTCCAAAGGGTGAAGGTCCAGACAAGAAAAGCCATAAGTCAATGGAAACACAGATGATGGTTGATGACTTTGCCGCTGTCAAGAAGAAGCCTATTCCAATGCAAGCCAAGATAGCTGAACTCAGAGCTATGGCACTAGCAAATCAAAATCGGATAAACATTGGACAAGAACTGATAGATCAGTTTAATGCAGGTGCAGACATAACAGAAGATTTAGGTTCAGCAGTTAATTTAGCTGTAAATGAAATCAAAGGAAGATTAACATAATGGCTGGATTACCAGAAAAAAATCAAAACATAGACAGGACCAGTAAGTATACCGCTCCTGAATTTAAACCTGGTCCGTTTGAAGCTGTTGTTATAAACAATTTAGATCCTGAATTCCATGGAGCCATAACTGTACAACTAAGAAAAATGAACGAGTCGCAAGGTATTGCTTTTGCAGACGGCGAATTATATACAGCAAAATATCTGCAACCATTTGGAGGATCAACTCCTGGGTTTGGAAGTACAAAGAATACAGGATACAAAGACAGCCAACAGAGCTACGGTATGTGGATGGTTCCACCAGATGTAGGAACGACAGTATTGGTTATATTTGCAGAAGGTAATCCTAATATGTGTTACTGGTTAGGTGTTGTACAAGACAAGTTTATGAACTTTAGTGTACCGGGTCATGCCGCAACAACACTTCTTAACGAAGATGTTCCAGATAACCTAAAAGGTAAAAAGTTACCAGCAAGTGAATACAACAAAGTATTAAATCCTGGAACACAACAAGACCCTACTAGATATTTAAAACCCTATCAAAAAACATTTACTGACAACCTTGTTGCACAAGGATTGTTGGAAGATGAAACACGTGGTATAACAAGTTCAAGTGCAAGGCGTGAAGTGCCTAGTGCAGTATTTGGGATAAACACACCTGGACCTGTAGACAAGAGTCCAGGATCACCACAGGTTAAGATAGGTTCAAAGGACGACAATACAAGTGTGTTCAAGGCAAGACTTGGTGGAACAAGTTTTGTTTTTGATGATGGTAATGACAAGTACCTAAGAAAAAAATCTGCAAGTGAAGGAGCCCCTGACTATGCAGACGTGAACCAAGGTGAACTGGACGGTCAAAGAGATCTATTGCACAACGAACTTGTGAGATTGCGTACACGTACAGGACACCAAATACTTTTACACAACACGGAAGACTTGATATATCTAGGAAATGCTAGAGGTACTGCCTGGATAGAATTAACATCAGATGGCAAGATTGACATATTTGCACAGGATTCAATCAGTATGCATACAGCAAATGATTTTAACCTTACAGCAGACAGAAACGTTACAATAGAAGCAGGTGCTAATCTAAGCCTAAAAGCATCAGGAGATTATGTTGGAGACAAGATTCTCAAAGGAAGAGTACAGATAGAATCAAACAAGAATACAAATATACTAGTGGGCGGTAGCACCAAGATTACAACAACTTCAGACTTTGATATAAACACAGGTGGAGCAAACAAACTTACAGCAGGCGGAACTACTGATATACTCAGCGGAGGCAACCATACAGAAACCGCTTCCGAAATCCATATGAATGGACCGCAGGCGGCTACGGCCGCTACCGCGTCCGCTCTGTCCGTACATCGCGTACCTGGTCACACAACACTTGGTGTTCTTTCACAACGTTCACCACAAGCTGAACCTTGGACACACCATGAGAATTTAAACCCGTTAGCATTTAAAATTGCACTTACAGATAGGGATTTAGTGACTACAGTAGCAAATCCTTTACCAACACCAACCACAGCTGATGTGTTTAAAAAGGAATTCAAAGCATAGGTAAATATTGTTATGGCAGACTTATATAAAAAAATTACAGTACCATCAGGAGTAAACCAGCAACCGGTTACTACTAATCGTGCCTATAAGGGTACAAGTACAGTTAATCCTGATAATAACAGCAAAAGGCTGTTTGACATAGGACTTATTAAACAAGATTTATTGAATCACTTCCACATTAGACAAGGTGAGAAGCTGATGAATCCAGAATTTGGAACAGTGATATGGGACGCAATACATGAACCTTTAACAGAGGATATGAAAGAAGCCATTGCAAAGAACGTTACACAGGTCGTAAACAGCGATCCACGTATAGCTGTTTCTAGTATAGTAATTGATTCGTATGAGAGCGGAATAATAATTGATGTTGATTTGATGTATTTGCCATACAATATTTCAGAAAAACTGAGGTTGACTTTTGATGAAGAGTCAGGCTCTTATTAAGTACGTACTTTACGGATTACAATAAATAGTAATATTAAGGAAAGCAAATGTCGTCAACAAATAGACAAAACAGATTATTGTTAGCTGAAGATTGGAAAAAGGTCTATCAGTCATTTAGAAATGCAGAATTTAAGTCGTATGACTTTGATAATCTGCGTCGTACAATGATCAACTATATACGACAAAATTATCCAGAAGATTTTAACGATTATATTGAATCAAGTGAGTACCTTGCATTAATTGACCTTATAGCTTTCCTAGGTCAAAATATTGCTTTCCGCGTAGATTTAAATGCTAGAGAAAACTTTTTAGAGTTAGCTGAACGTAGAGAATCAGTTTTACGTTTAGCTAGGCTCTTATCATACAATCCAAAACGTAATCAAACAGCAAACGGATTGCTTAAATTTGAAAGTGTAAGTACATCAGAGGACATAGTTGATTCAAATGGTACTAACCTATCAAACCAAACAGTTTTATGGAACGACCCTGCAAACACAAACTGGAGAGAACAGTTTGAAAAAGTTTTAAATGCGGCATTGCCAGTAAACAGCATTGTAGGTAGACCTATCAAAAAAGATACTGTTGAAGGAGTACCAACATACCAATACAGATTTGATGCAAGTAATACAGATGTTCCTGTTTATACTTTTAGTAAAAACGTTGACGGAAAGAATTTACAATTTCAAGTTGTTTCAACAGATGTTAATAACGGTGTTATATCAGAAGAAGCACCACTACCTGGAAACAGTTTAGGATTTTTATATCGAGATGACGGAAGAGGACCTGGAAGTTCTAACACAGGATACTTTTCACATTTTAGACAAGGTACATTAGATACAGGTACTTTTAATATTACATCTCCTAGCACGAATCAAACAATAGGACTTGAAGCAACTAACATCAACAACACAGATGTTTGGTTATACAGATTAAACTCAATTGGGGCTGAGGACGAAATTTGGTCAAAGGTTGATTCAACAGAAGGTAATAACATTGTATACAACAGTATAAGAAAAAATGTTAGAAACATCTTTGGAGTATTAAGTAAATCACAAGACTCAGTTGATTTAATTTTTAGTGATGGTACGTTTGGTAACTTACCACAAGGAAACTTTAGAACATATTATAGAACAAGTGTAAACGATCAATACAATATTGTTCCAGCAGATTTAGTTAACATCACTGTGTCAATACCTTACACATCGAAAACAGGCAATCAAGAAACACTTACGATTGCGTTGGAGTTAAAATATACTGTTGACAATGCAACCATTTCAGAAAGTAATGCAAGTATTAGACAGAATGCTCCAAGTACATATTACACACAGAACAGAATGGTTACTGGAGAAGACTATCAAGTAAGTCCTTTAGGAATCAGTCAAGAAATTATTAAAGTAAAAAGTGTAAACAGAACTTCAAGTGGTATTTCAAGATACTACGATTTATTAGATGCTACAGGAAAATATTCTAGCACCAACTTATATGGTGCTGACGGCGTCATTTACAAAGACTCTTACACAGATAAAACATCTTTTACGTTTAGTACTAAAACAGACGTACAGGGCGTTCTAGTAAACACTATAACACCAATATTAAGCCAGAAGCAAATGTTGAATTATTATTTGACTAACTTTCCTAAGACGCTTGTTGCTGACTTGGGTGCAAAATGGTCAAGTAAAACTACAACAACAAATCAATCTACAGGATCATTTGTTGATGCAAATAGTACATCATTACAAGTAGGAAGTTTTACTGCCAGTGCATTAAAATTTATTGAACCAGGCACACTATTAAAATTTGTTGCACCAACAGGAAAACATTTCATGGCAAACAATAGTCATGCTTTAATGACTGGAAATCCAGATCATCCTAATGCAATAACTTACAAATGGGTAAAAGTTGTAAGTGTTACTGGAGATGGAAGAACAGACAACACAGATGGCACAGGACCAATTATATTAAATGACATAATTCCTTCAGATGCTGTTTTATCAGAATTAAAACCTAAGTTCAGTAAAACATTGTTAACTGATGTACAGTCACAGATTACAGATCAAATATTTGCTTACAAAACATTTGGTTTAAGATATGATAGTGCATTAAGACAATGGCGTATGATTACTGCAACTAACTTAGATATTTCAAGCAATTTTAGTACAGGTAAAACAGGTGATGTTACAGATCAAGCATTAGATTCAAGTTGGCTAGTATTATTTGAAACAGACGGTGAAAAATATACAGTTACTTCAAGAGCACAACGATACGTTTTTGAAAGTAACGAGGAAATTAGATTTTACTATGATAGTACGAGCAAAATATTTGATAACAGAACAGGTAAAGTTATTAAAGACAAAATTGCAGTATTAAGTATTAATACACAACCAGATAGTACAAGTCCTTTTACAATAGATTATCCATGGGAAATATCTAAAGAATATAGAGACGGAGACGGATACATTGACAGTAAAAAAGTTGAAGTAAGTTTTTATGATTCAGACTCTGATGGAGTTGTAGATGATCCTGAAACGTTTATTGCACTAGTTGATGAAATAACTAATCCTTTAACAAAATACGTTTTCTTGGAAAAATATACATCATCAGATGGTATTGATGACTACAAGTATATGGATAATAGTTCTGGTAGTGTACTAGTAAAACAAAGTGAAAGTCTTGTTGGTGCATTAAGCACATACACAGATGGCCAGGTATTTTACCTAGTTACTGAAGACGTATTTAAAGTATACAGCTCGACAGCAGGCACACTATCATTAACAACTGATTATAAAGCATACATAGGTAGGAGTGGACTTAAATTCCATTACGTTCATTCAGCAGATGATGACAGCAGAATTGATCCAAGTTCAAGTAACTTAATTGACAGTTACTTACTAACAAGAACTTATGATACAGAGTTTAGAAGATATCTAGATGGTACAGTTTTAAATAAACCTCTACCACCTAGCAGTGACAATCTGTTTAACAACTACGGTTCTGAAATTAACAAGATTAAATCTATCAGTGATGACGTAATTTACCACCCGGTAAAATATAAAGTTTTATTTGGATCAAAAGCAGATGCTCAAGTACAAGCAAACATTAAAATAGTTAAGAATCCAGATCAGGTTGTTAACGATAACGATATTAAGGCAAGAGTTATTTCAGCAATGAATGGCTATTTTGCTTTAGAAAATTGGGATTTCGGTGATACGTTTCATTTCTCAGAGATGGCTACTTATATTATGAACGAAGTTGCACCTGATCTAGTAAACATTGTAATTGTTCCTAAACAAGACTCTCAAGGATTTGGAAGTCTTTACGAAATCAAGTCAGAAGCAGATGAAGTTTTTGTTAGCGGAGCAACAGTTGACGATGTAGCAATTATTGATGCAATTACGGCAAGTAAATTAAAAGCATCAGGAAATGTTCTTACATCAACAGCTACTACGTCAAGTGGTGTTACAAGTGGATCTAGTTATACAGCGGCATCAACAGTTTCAAGTTCAAGTTCTTCAAGTTCAAGTTCTTCAAGTTCAAGTTCTTCAAGTTCAAGTAGTAGAAGCTCTGGGAGTGGTTATTAATGGCATATGATGATAATCAAAACGAATATCCTTTACCGGCTGGAACATCAGACACTAGCCGTACTAGGACCAGTGCTGAACACCTTCCAAGATATTTTAGGACTTCACATAATAAAAAATTCTTAAGTGCTACACTTGACCAGTTACTAAATCCAGGTGTTGCAGAAAAGATTAGTTCTTACTATGGTAGAAGAATTGCTAAAGCACGTAAGGCATCTGATACTTACGTAAGTGATGTTAGCACACAAAGAGAAAATTATCAATTAGAACCTGCAACAGTTATTAAGGATACGTTAAACAACGTAACGTTTTACAAAGATTATAACGATTTAAAAAATCAAGTTAAAGCATTTAATGGTACTGTTGATAACGATAGTAAATTATTCAGTCAAGAGTATTATGCTTGGAATCCTAGTATTTGTTGGGATATGTTTACAAACTTTAGAGATTACTACTGGTTAGAAAATGGACCATTAAGTATTCCTGTTGTTGGACAAGCAAAAGGATTAACAAGTACATATACAGTTACAAGTGTAGATAACTTGGATAATAAAGCATATCTTTTTACACCTGATGGACAAACACAGAATCCAACACTTAAATTATATAGAGGACAAACGTATAAGTTTGATATCAATACCCCAGGTATGCCGATGTCAATCAAGACAGCTAGAACATTAGATAGTGCATACAATTATAGTGTAGGTATTAGCGATAGCACACATACAACAGACGTAGGAACTATTGAATTTACAGTTGACGTACTTGCACCAGATACATTATATTATGTAAATGGTAACGATATTAATGCAAGTGGATTGATACAAGTTTATGATATTTTAGATAACACAGCTATTGATGTTGAAGCAGAGATAGTTGGTAAGAAAACATACTCAATGACAAACGGATATGAAATGTCAAACGGTATGAAAGTAAACTTCCAAGGTACAGTAACGCCTACAAAATATGCCGAAGGTAATTGGTATGTTGAAGGAGTAGGTAGTGAAATAAAACTTATTAACGAAAAAGATATTGAAGTACCAGGTACAGTAAGCACAAACCAGCCAATCCTGTTTGATAGTCAAAAGTTTGATAGAGCACCTTTTAGTAATGCAAATGCCTGGGCAACAACAAAAGATTATATTGTACAAAACAGAGCTTCAACAAGTAAAAGTTCTTGGTCAAGATATAACAAGTGGTTTCATAAGTCAGTACTAGAAGCTACAGCATTAATCAATGACGAACCTAGTGATGTTAACCAAACAGGTAGAGCTACAAGACCAATTATTGAATTTGATCCAACACTTAAATTATGGAACTTTGGTACTGAAGCAAAACAAGATGTTGACTTACTAGACACATTTACAGCTGATGTATTTTCAACTGTTGAAGGTGCAATAGGTTACAACATTGATGGCGTAGATGTTGCTGACGGAATGAGAATTTTATTTACTGCTGATCCAGATACAAGAGTCGCAGGTAAGATTTTTAAAGTTAAATTTATTATACATAACTTTGTAAGACAAATCAGCTTAATAGAAGAAACAGATACAACACCTTTATTAAATGAAACTGTATTAATCAAAGATGGTACAGACTATAAAGGAAAGATGTGGTTTTATAACGGAACCAAATGGAAAGCTGGACAAGACAAAACAGCAGTTAATCAATCTCCAACCTTTGACCTATATGATCAAAGTGGAGTAGACTTTAACGATACAACAAGTTATCCTAACTCAACCTTTGTAGGAACTAAATTATTTTCTTACAAAAAAGGTACAGGAACTAACGATGCTGTACTAGGTTTTCCTTTAACATATAGGGCATTAGAAAACACAGGTGATATTGTATTTGATTTTAATTTATTACAAGACGAGTTTACATATCAAACTAGCAACGCAAGTGCTACAGCAAAAACAGAAGTTGGTCTTTTAAGAAGATATACTGACAGAACAACATTTACATATACTTCAGGGTGGACTAAAGGTTATGAAGATAGTAAACAGTTAGTTAATAGACAGTATGTCGTAGATACGCAATACAATGACTTTTCAATTGACGTTTACAAAAACAGTGGCGACCTAAATGATTTATGGGTAAGAGTTTATGTAAACAACAAACGTAAAAAACCTCTTACAGATTATACTGTTAACAGAGTTAATAAGATTGCATATATTACTTTTACTACACCTTTAGTAAAAGACGATATACTTTTAATTAAAACAAAAAGTGATACAAAGAAAAATGCAAACGGCATTTATGAAATAGCATCAAACTTAGAAAGCAATCCACTTAATAATAATATTGGATCGTTTACACTAGGAGAAGTTAACGACCATGTTGAAAGCATCTGCGAAATGCGTGATGACTTTGTAGGTGATTTTCCAGGTACAGGTAATCTAAGAGATTTAGGAGACCTGTCTGCTTATGGTACAAAATTTTTACAACATAGTGGACCTTTTAATTTAGCAAACTACCATATCACTAATAAAGATGCTAACATCATAAAAGCAGTACAATTTGCTAGAAGAGAATACGGTAAGTTTAGAAAGCTATTTTTACAGACAGCAGATACTTTAGGATTTGATGGACAAAATAAAATTCACTTTGATAAAGTGATGGAAAAACTTAACAACAGTAAAACTAGCGATATGCCGTTTTACTTTAGTGACATGATAGGTTACCTAAGTTCTAAAAAATCAACTCATATTGTACAGAATCCAAGCACACAATATTATGCATTGAACACAGCATTTGATCTTACATCAGTTGGTAATAGATCTGTAAACGTTTATATTAACGGAGTACAGCTTATACAAGGAACTGATTACATATTTGAAGCAAACTATAGTGGCTTTGTAACTATTACAAAAACTAAGGTTATCGGAGATACTATTGACATATACGAATATAGCAATACTGATGGATCATATATTCCACCTACTCCAACCAAGTTAGGCTTATATCCTAAATTTGTTCCTCAAAAGTTTTCAGATACAACATACCAAACACCGGTTGATGTTATCCAAGGGCATGATGGAAATATATTTGTTGCTTATAATGATTATAGAGATGACTTATTACTTGAACTAGAAAAAAGAATTTATAATAATATTAAAGTTGACTATGATGCTACTATGGTTAACATACACGAATTCATTGGTGGAGAAACTAGAGATACAGGATTTACTAGAGCCTCAAGAGATAAGGCACTACTATCTGAATTTATAGAATGGAGTAATTTACTAGGAAGTCCAGATTACACAGACTATAGTTTCTGGGCTAGATCAAATAGTTTTACGTACAACTATAGCAGTACTAATAGTCCAAGCGGAAAACAAAATGCAGGATACTGGAGAGCAGTATACAAAGAAGCATATGATACTGATCGTCCTCATACTCATCCATGGGAAATGTTAGGATATAGTTTAAAACCAACTTGGTGGGATACAGTTTACGGTGCGGCTCCTTATACAAGTGAAAATAAAATTTTATGGAAAGATCTTGAAGATGGTATAATCAGAATTCCAGGACAACCTGTAACTTATAATAGCAACTATGCTAGAACTGATTTAACAAGGCACATTCCAGTTGACGATGGTGGTAACTTATTAAGTCCATTGGATTCAAACTATGCAAAAGATTACATTAGTAACAGAACACAAAATCCATTTGTGTTTGGTGATCAATCACCTACTGAAACTGCTTGGCGTAGAAGTTCTGAATATCCATTTGCATTAATAACAGCCTGGATGCTTAACCAACCAACTAAGATTATAGGACTAGGATATGATAGAGCAAGAATTAAACGTAATCCTGCTAAAGAAGTTATCTATAGTGAAACTAATAAAAGACTTAGATTAGAAGATTTAGTATTTCCTAATACGGATCAGGATACAACAAGAGTAACTACATCAGGACTTGTAAACTATATTGCTGAATACATGAACAGCAAAACAATTAAGTATTATTCACAGTTTAAAACTGATTTAAAAAGTGTTACCAATCAACTAGGATTAAAGATTGGTGGATATACAGAAAAAACTAAATTTAAACTAGCACTAGATTCAAGAACTCCTTATAATGAAGGTAATGTTTTTGTTCCAGAAGAAAACTATCAAGTATTTCTTAACAAGAGTAGCGTAATTGATCTTATTCCATACAGTGGTGTAATTATAGAAAAAGTTGCCGCTGGATTTATTGTTAGAGGATACAACTACAATAACCCTTACTTCAAATACTATTCACCTGTTGAACTTGCAGATGATCCGATAGCAAGGGTTGGCGGAGTTACAGAAAGTTTTGTAACTTGGACAGGCGGCCAAAGTTATAGCCCAGGACTAATTGTTGAGTTTGGAAGTCAATATTACATGACTGAAACACAACACATTGCCGGTGATAATTTTGATCAATCAAAATTTGTTAAATTAGCTGAACTACCTGTAACAGGAGGAAGAACAGCAAAATTCCATAAACAATGGAATGAAGGAATTAACGACGAACCGTTAGAGTTAGCTTATGGTACTATGTTTAGGACTATACAAGGAGTTGTTGATTTCCTATTAGGATATGAAAGATATCTAAATGCACAAGGATTTAAGTTTGAACAATACAACACAGAGATAAATCAAGTTGAAGATTGGCGTCTAAGTGCAAGAGAATTTATGTTCTGGACTACACAGAACTGGGCAGAGAATAGTGTTATAACTTTAAGTGCAGGTGCTAACAAACTTTGTTTCTATAAAGAAAATCATGTTGCAGATAATATTTTTGATAACTTCTACGGTTACAATATGTTTAAAGCAGATGGTAAAAAGTTATTACAAGCATTTGTAAACACATATAGAGACAACGACAACTATGTGGAAATTACTACCAAGAATACAGCAGATGGAATTTATGCTGTTAAGATTCCTTTAATACAAGTTGAACACGTTGTATTACTTGACAACACTACTGTATTCAAAGATTACATTTATGATTTAGAACCAGGATATAGACAAGAAAGAATTAAGGTATTAGGATACAGAACTGATCAATGGACTGGTGGATTTAATATTCCAGGATTTGTTTTTGATGATGTTAAGATTACAGAATGGGATACATGGACAGATTACGCACTTGGCGATACAGTTAAGTACAAAGAATTTTATTATGTTGCAAAAGTAAAAGTACCAGGAGCAGAAACCTTTGATGAGTCTAGCTGGGAACGTTTACGTACAAAACCACAGTCTGGATTGATTGCAAACCTAGACTATAAAGCAAAACAGTTTGGTGACTTTTATGACTTAGACACAGATAACTTTGATGAAGGTCAACAAAAAGTTGCACAACATCTAATTGGTTATCAAAAACGTCAATACTTAGAAAATATTATTAATGATGATGTTTCACAGTACAAATTCTATCAAGGATTTATTCAAGACAAAGGTACAAAAAATTCACTAACTAAACTGTTTGATGCATTATCAAATACTACAACGGATAGTGTAGAGTTCTATGAAGAATGGGCAGTGAGACTTGGCCAACTAGGATCATCACAATCCTTTGACGAAGTTGAGTACAAGTTAGACGAATCTAAATTTAGATTAAGTCCTCAACCTGTAGAACTTGTAAGTTCTATAACAGGACAAGAAACAGATTTAATTTATAGACAAAGACCGTTTGAAACTTATTTAAAACCAGACGGCTATGATCATAAACCATTCCCTGTTCAATACAAGGATAAGGATTACATTCAGACTGCTGGATACGTAAATTCTGCAGATGTTAAATCACAAGTAGCAAAGTATGATGATATATTAGCCTTAACATTGACTAACTATAACATTGGTGATTATATATGGACTGGTACTGGTAAATCAACTACAAGCTGGGACGTATTAAAATACACACGTACAGATTTCCAACTTAAATCAATTGGTTCAGATACCAATGCAGGTACAACTACATTTTCCTTAAAAGCAGGACAAATGGCTACTTTTGCCGCTGATGATATTATTGGAATTATTGATGCTCCTGGTGCCGAGAAGTTTTATAAAGTAAAAGAATGTGTCTTAGGTACTATCGTTTGTTACGCAAATGGAGTTACACCAGATCTAGCAGAAGCACAAGATCCATCAGCTAACTTTGGATTTGTTACTCACTTTGTTTCATCCAGAGTAGCATCTTTAGAAGAAGCTAACACAAGACTAATTAATAGCCAACTAAAAGTAGGCGAAACTATATGGGTTGATGACGACAGCAATAGTCGTTGGGTAGTTTTACAAAATAATCCAACACACTCGCAACACCAAGTTATATCAAATGTTGAAACAGGTGATGCAAGTACAAACTTTGGTAAGGTAATTGCTTGTGATGAAAGAAACGCAACATTAATGGTGGGTGCTTCTGAATCAAACAAAGTTTACGTTTATCAAAGAACAAGTGATGGAGGACAATATCAACACGCACAGACTATTACTGCTCCAACAGATTTATACACAGGTAACGGTAAGTTTGGTACAGGACTAGGACTATCAAGAGATAGCAAATGGTTAGTTGTAGGTGCACCGCAGGCTAGTAATTTAAAAACTAAATTTAGTGGAAACTTTACAGGAAGTCAAAGTTATGCTAAAGGCGACATTGTAAACTATCAAGAAAATTTCTGGGAAGCACAATTTCCTATTTCGGCGGCACAAGGTACATTAACATTTAACAGTTTTTATGATACTGCCGATATTGCAGAAGCAAGTTGGAATGGAACAGCTTATCCAAACGTAGTATATGCCATAAGAGGAAACTACAACTTTAATGTTCCAACAGATCATATGCTTATTAGAGCTCCAACGGCTCAGTATGAAGGATCAGCTGTTGGTGATGCACTTGTATTAAACTGGAAACAGTATTCACAAAATTATCCAAACGGAATAGTACCATTTGGTAGTAACGGTCCGGGCGTGGCACAATTTGAAGGCAGTAAAACTATTGCAAGTAAAGTTGATGCTGTACTTTACTTTGATAACTTACTAAGAACTCCGGTTATTGGAGATACTATATCAACAGCTACAGCAATAGGTGTAGTTGATTACATTCACGTTGAGAACGTAAACCAAGCAACAATTTATATTAAAGATTCAAATGGTCAGTTTACTGACAGTGGATCAGCAACAATAGATTCAGTTTCAATGGGAACTTATGTTGCAGTTAATCCTTTAAACTCCGCGGCATCATTTGGTGGCTGGTGGAAGGTTTCAGGCTTAACAGCATTTACTTCAAGTGTTAAAGATATTACTACTCCACAATTTGTAGTACAAGATATTATTACAACACAGGAAAGTAAAACTCCTGAAGTATACTACAACACAATGGATGATGTGTATGCACTAAATCAAATAACAGATCCAACCAAAGGCGGTAAGTTAGGACATCTAAGTTATTATAACAAACAAGGTATGCCTGATCTAAGTCCTTATTGGTTCTTTAGAGCTCCAAAGGCTTGGACAGATACTTTAACTGTTGGTGACACTTTTAAAATGGAAGTTAACCAGATCAGAAATAGTTTAGGTACTGTTTTTGATCCTGCAACATTGGGTTTAAATTTATCTTACACTAATCAAGCACTTGGACATGAAGTTTATGATCTTTGGGACGGTTACGTTGATGTAACATTTACAAATTTTGATAACCAAGGTAATCCTTTTATTCCGCAAATAGGCGACATAATTGTTGATCAAACAACAGGTGCAGAAGCCTACGTGGCATATTTACAGGAACAATTATTAGATTGTAGACTTTATATTAAAAATAAAACAGGTGCGTTTAAGTTTGGAAATCTAAATGCTGATACAAGTACCATTGCAATTAAAAATGGTGTGAGTGCTGGTATTGATAGATTGTCAGGAAGACTAGATGCTACTGACCAGTCAAGTAATACAACAGGTAAACTAGTTGTTGTTAGATTTACTGATTCAACACAGTTACCTGTAACAACACCTTCGTTTAGGAACGAAGTTGAGATTCATGTTTACAATGATAGAACAGTAAGCGGTGTTGCAAGAACACCAAACTATCCTAATCCACTTAACAAAGATTGGGTACAGGTTAGTGCAATTAAGGCAGACTCTTCAGGAGTAGCAAGTTCATTTAGTAATGAAGGTGTATACTTTGTATATGAAAGAATGGGTACAGGACTATATTCTTTCCAACACGGTTATACTAATCCACAAAGAGATAACAATCGTAACTTAGGTACTCAAATTGAAATAACTAAATCTAACATACTAGATAATTTTTATAGAGTATTCATAAGTGCCCCTGGAGACGGTACTGTAAGCAACAGTGGTAGAATACACTTTGTCAATCATGGTACAGATTCAACTGGCACAGTTTACGAGTGGGCAAGAAGTAAAAACTTAAACTTCAAAGGTGAGTATGATGCCGCATTATCTTATTATACCAATGATATTGTTTTATATCAAGGTAGCTTCTATGAGGCAACAACTAACTTAACACCGGGTACTTTTAGTATATCATACTGGACACTTTTAACTTCAACTATTGATTATATAGGTTATGTTCCTAATGATACAAGTTTAACAGTTAGTGACGATAGCACATTTGACAAAAACACATTAACAAATTACGCACATCCGTTTGCAATTAGCAAGTACGGAGATTTGATTGCAACTGTGGCAGACTTTAATGATAGTGATCCTAAGATAATAATTTACAGATTAAACAATGGTCATTATGATTTTTCACAGATGATTACTGCTCCTGCAACAGGCATTGGCTTCGGAACATCAGTAAGCCTTAACGATGACGGAGATATGTTAGCCGTAGGTGCTCCACTAGACGATACTCGTTCAAACGACAATGGTAAAGTTTATCTTTATACAAGTAGTGCTGGTACGTTTACAAATACACAGGTAATATACAGTCCTGAAAATGATGTTGCTGAACGATTTGGTGCATCATTAGACTTTGAAGGTAACGATTTAATAGTAAGTTCTAAAGGTGGCGATCTTGTAACATCAACATCTTTTGATACACTAACAACTACATTTGATAATAACTTAACACAGTTTGAAAGTGTTAATGCAGATAGTGGACAAGTGTTCATGTATCAGAAGGTTAAAAACAAATTACTTTATTCAGAGAAGTTTAATTATAAAAATGCTTCTACAGAAAGATTCGGTGAGTACTTGCTGTTTAATGAAAACCATGTATATGTACCGATGCCAGAGCTTTCTGTAACAGACAATAACTACATTGGAACATTATTAGATTACAAATCAGCAAGAGGAATCAAACCTTGGAAAGAGTTACGTAATCCTACAGAGCAAGTTGATCTAAGTAAGTTTAAAGGTGTATTCATTTACAACATAACTTCTAATCCTAAGGCGCAAACGATTGATTATATTGATCCTATACAAGGAAAAATTGCAGGAGCGGCCGAAGAAGAATTAACTTATAAAACGCATTATGATCCTGCTGTTTATACAACAGGTACAGCAACGCCAAGTACAGTTATTGATCCAGAAAATTATTGGGCTGATAGTTACGTTGGTAAGTTATGGTGGGATATAAGTACAGCTAAATTTGTAAATCCTTATCAAGGAAACATAGTTTACAATACTGCAAACTGGAATAGATTATTTACAGGTGCAAGTATTGATGTATACGAGTGGGTAGAAACACAATTATCTCCAACGGCTTGGACAGCATTAGCAGATACGGAAGAAGGTCTTGCAAAAGGTATAAGTGGTACTCCTAGAAGTTTAACAGAATTTACACAAATACAAAAATACGACGAAGTGTCTAAAGGATTCTTTAACAAGTATTACTATTGGGTCAAGAACAAGAAAATTATTCCACAACTAGAGTGGAGAAAAACTTCAGCTTATGATGTTTCACAGTTGATTACAGATCCAGCGGCACAAGGACAAAAATTTGTTGCCATGTATTCCAATAACAGGTTTGGATTATACAACTGTCAATCATTAGTAAGTGGTCCAAATAATGCTATTAACTTCCGTTATTGGAAGATAGATAATAAAAATATTAATGCACACAATCAGTATCAGATTATATCTGAAGGATTAGACACTAGTACGCCTAATGCAGAATTAGAACGCAAATGGTACGATAGTTTAATTGGTGTTGATAAAAATGACAGACCAGTTCCAGATCCAATATTAAGTGAAAAACAAAGATATGGTATATTAGACAGACCAAGACAAGGTATGTTTAAGAATCGTGTTGAAGCTCTAAAACAAACTGTTGAAAGAGCCAACGATGTATTAAAGAAAAACTTAATTGTTGATGAATATAATTTAACAAACTTTTTAAGCAAAGATGCAATACCTACTTTATTAAGTAGAAAGTTTGATAAGTCAGTAACAACTCATGCTGAACTAGGATTTGTAGGAATATCAAATGTTATTCCAGCAGTGATAACACCAGTGTTTGTGAATGGTAAACTTGACAGATTAACAATTACAAATGGAGGTAAGGGATATACAACAGTTCCAACATATACATTTAGTAATGTAGGTAATGGTTCAGGTGCAGAAATAACTCTAGAAATTAATACAGCAGGTACAGTAACAAGTGCAACTGTTAAAAATTCAGGATCAGGGTATGCAACAACAACTGGTTTAGAAATAAGAAAATATAGTGTACTAGTTAGTGTAGACGAAACAGTTAGTAACAAGTGGGCAATATATGCCTACAATAATTTAACTAAACTTTGGGAAAGAACTTCAAGTTCAAGCTATGATACAACTAACTGGTGGGACTATGCAGATTGGTATGACACAGGTTACAGTGAATTTACTGAAGTAGATTTCCTAGTTGACTACTCATATGAGCTAGAAGGATTATCAGATACTATAGGAGATATTGTTAAAATATCTATAATCGGAACAGGCGGTTGGTTACTACTTGAGAAGATTAGTAATGACGGAGCCGACTACACTACAAAATATAAAACAGTAGGTAGAGAGAACGGAACTATACAATTAAAAACAGCATTGTATAATCCAGCAAATAGTAATGTTGGTTACGATGGATTAAGTTATGATACTTCATTTTACGATGATCAACCAACTCTTGAATTAAGAAATATTTTAACAGGGTTACGAGATCATATCTTTATAAACACTCTTGCTGTTGAATACAATAATTTATTCTTTGCAAGTATGCGTTATGCTTTTGCAGAACAACCTAATGTTGATTGGGCATTTAAAACTAGTTTCTTAAAAGCAAAACATAATGCTGGTGATTTACAACAGAAAATTACTTTCCAAAATGATAGCTTACCAAGTTATGAAAAATTTGTTGAAGAAGCTAAACCTTATAAAACTAAAGTTAGAGAATATATAAGTTCTTACACAAAAACTGATCCAACTAGCACAGGCGTAACAGATTTTGATATGCCACCAGCTTTCAGTGTTGACGATGGTAAAATTGTTCCTGCAAGTTTAAAAGTTAAAGATAATTTAATATATGGACAGGATGCAAATATTACAAGCTATCCTAACAAATACTGGGCAGACAACGTTGGGTTTGAAGTTACTAAAGTTAACATTAAAAGCGGCGGTTCAGGATACTTAGAAGTTCCGCAGATTAAATTTAGTGGCGGCGGCGGCACAGGTGCTAAGGCAACAGCTACACTTGGTAGTGGCGGATCGATAAAATATATTACAGTTACAAATCCAGGATCTGGATACTTATCTGCTCCAACTATTACTATTGATGGTACACAGAATCAATCAAGTTATAGTGTAGCTACAATAACAGCTGAAATAGGAAATAGCAAAGTAAGAAGTATTCATCACGTTTCAAGATTTGATAGAACAACTGGAACTTTCTTAATTACAACATTATCACAAACAGAAACATTTACTGGTACTGGTAGTCAAACAACTTTCAATCTTAAGTTTCCAATGGATTTGAGAACTACACAGGTTGAAATTACAGTAGCAGGAGTTGAAAGTTTACAGAGTGAATATGCAGTTAGTAATATAGAATACACAGACAAGTCTTATGTAAGATACAAAGGTCGCATTACATTTACAGAACCACCAGTAACAGGTTCAGCGATTGTTGTTAAGTATTCTAAGTCTATTGATATGCTACAAGCACAGGATAGAATTAATTTATTTTATAGTCCAACAACAGGAATGTTAGGTAATGACGTTTCGCAGTTAATGGACGGTGTTGATTATGGTGGAATTGAAGTTAAGAGTTTCACGTTTGGTTCTGGAACAGGTTGGTCAAGTGATCCTTATTACACTACTACTTGGGACACATATGATAATACCTACGAAGACGAAGTGTTTACACTTGATGGAAGTACAAACGTATTTGCACTTGCTAAACCATTAGAAAATGGTGTAGTATATAATGTATACAAAAACGGAATAAGAATTGATGACGAGACATGGGACGGAAGTAGCATTGGAACAACTAATAATCCTAATGCAGTTATGCTACCGATTACAGGTTCAGGACAAACTTCAGTTCAATTAAACGAAACATTAATTCCTACAGTAGCAAATGATGTTATTGTAATTAGAAAAGCATCAAGCGATGGATCATTTATTCCAGATCCAGATGGGTATGACACATTATTACAAGGTGGTAATCTAGCTTACGAAAGTGCTAGAGGAATTAAAGCAGAAGAAATTGTTGTTGACGGTGATGGGTTTGTTACTCCACTAACATCAAAAGGTCCTGAGGAACTTGTTCCAGGACAGGTATTAGATACACTTGATATTAAAGTATATGAAAGAACCGGAGATGGTTCAAGTGTGTTACACAGTTATAACTACTTAGGTGACGGAACAAACAAAGACTTTGATATTAATTATGTTCCAATGAGTCAAAAAGATGTATGGATAAAAGTACATGGCACTATTTTATCTGATACAGAATTTACAGTAGACTATCAAAATAAAAAAATTAAGTTAACTACTGCTCCAGGAGATCAGCAACAGGTACACATTATTACAATGAGTAATAACGGTGAGCATATACTAGATGTTGATCAGTTTACAGGTGACGGGTCAACAGCACAATTTGTTACTCCTATAAAATATAAATCTACATTAAGTTTCTTCTTAACTGTTGATGGAAGAACAGTAAACGTTGACATGGCAGAAACAGATGCAACTTATAATGTTGGACAAGGATTGTGCGTATTTAAGATGGGTACAGCACCAGCTGATAATTCAGTTATACAATATGCAATATTTGATAGTGCAAGTAAATCATTTTCACAAATTGCAACAGATACATTTACAGGCGATGGAACAAATAAAGTGTTTACACTTGCACAAACACCATTGAATCAAAAACCATTAGAACATAATGTAATTGTTAAAGTTGGAAACAAGATATTAAGAGCAGGATACAATCAGTCATTTAATATAACAACAGCTAACAGGCAATACCAGTTAAGAGATTATCAAATTAGTCAAGCTGGTGTAGGTGCTAACCAAGTAAGAGTATTCCTAAATGGAGTAGAACAAACTCTTACACAAAGTTGGAACTGGGATACATTTAACGCAACAGTAAATCTTTTTGCAGACGTAGGTGTTGACGGTGACGTGCTAGATGTTTATGTAATTGACAATGGTGAATATGCATTTGGTTACTTAGATGGTAACGGATTATGGGTTGAAACTACAGATAAAGTTTACCTTGATACTGCTCCAGCTAATAACGAAAGTGTAACAGTTTATCAATTAACTAATCATGATGTTAGAAAAATTGAAAGAATGAACTTAGATGTTGTTACTAGAAATCCTGTAACAGTTGGTACAGATAATTATGCTGAATACCATCAGTTAACAAATGGAATTATTAAATTACGTAAAGCGGCCATTGATGCTGAATATGTTTGGATTACTAAAAACGGAGCATTGTTAACACCAAGTGTTGATTATTACTTACAAGATGATAAGCAGTCAATTAGAATGGTAATAGATGTTGCGGCTAATGATAGTCTTGAGTTGATACACTTCTCAAACAGTACAATAGTTGGTAAGTTTGGTTATAGACAGTTCAAAGATATGCTAAACAGAACACACTTTAAACGTTTA